TAGAGCGCCAAAGATGATGAGGCAAGGCCAAGGTCGCTACACGCCCAGTTTTGCGTTCCTGGCTCGTTATAGAGGAAATAGTTGTCAACCTGGTCTGTGACGTTTGCGCCCTGCCAGGGGCCATCAGCGCTAGATAGGGTTGCAAAGGTGTTTGTTGCTGAAATCCAGGTGTAGCGGTTACCGCCATCCACGATGTAGGCAGTCAACCCGTTGTTGGTAGTGATGTTGTCACTGATGGACACGGGGCCAGTGCTGCTTGACAACGTACCTATCAAGGTTGCCACCATGCTGGTGTTGACCGAATAAACACTTGCCCCTGAAACTGCGATCAGGATTGTCTCGCCTGACAGGGTATGCAGCCCACGCACTTCTGCCACTGCCAGCTGCGTTTGCAAGAGCAAGCCAGGGGTTGGGTACAGCGCTACAACGCCACGTTCCCCAGGCTGCTTTTGAGGGTCAATCTCTGCATAGAAATTGATGCACTCTTGAGCATCTTGATAAATAGAAGGGGCTTCGTATGAAGTCCCGACAAAACCAAAATCTGGCATATCAAGCTGCTACAGCTTTAATCACTGCAAAGTTGAATACTGGTGTTTCAGTGGTTGTGCCGCCTGTGGTGCGGAATGTTAGGTTAAAACTTCCTGCTGCCACGGCTGTCACCATCAGGTCGTACAGATCAGTACCTGACTTTTGGTTGAGAATAATTACATCCGTTGCCGCCACGGTGCTGTTGGTCACGGTAAAGGTTGCCGCAGTGGTTGTGCCTGCTGCGCTAAACATGGTGATTGCACCAGTCGTTTTGTTGAGCGTCACGCCTGTGGTGCGGCTTGTTGCTTGGGTAACTGTGCCGCCAGCACCAGTTGCGTAGCCTACGCCTGCCGTGCCAGATGAAGTGACTGCGCCAGTTACTGCCAAGCTAGTGCCAGTGGCTGCACCGATTACTGGCGTCACCAATGCCGGGCTGGTGAACAGCAGGGTCTTGCTGATGCTCTTGGTTGTGCCTGCTTGGACGAATGGAACAATGTCAGCAGCGTTGATGACGGTGGCAACGGGCAGAGCAGAAATGGCAACGGTAGTCATAATAATCCTTGTTTAACGGAAACCGCCATCCATGATAAAGCCAGCATCTTTGGCTTTGCCAACCATCAGGGCATCAGGATAACGTGAAACTTGGGGTGGACGCATATTGGTGCGCTTGATCGTAGCCTTGGCCTGGGCAGCAAATGCGTTAATCATGGCAATAGTTGTCTGGTTGGTCTTGCCATACATAGGCATCAACCGTTCAGCTAGGCACCACCGCAGCGCATTGTTGTAGCCCTGGGGCAGCTGGATGGAGTCAGCGTACCCGTTGAACTGCCGAAAGATGGTCTGAGTAAACAAATGCAACTCGCCAGAGCTAGGGTTGGGGAAGACAAATATTGTCCCTAGCACTTCGCTTGGCTGGTAGTAGATGGCCTTGGCCCACGGCCCACTCAGCTGCTTGATGCCAATGCTCTGGTATTCCTCTGCGCCCAAGATGGCAACAGGATAGTCCAAGTACCCGCCAGCAACAGAACTGCCGCCCTGCATGGTTGCAATCCGCACAAAGGCACTCTCAATCGTCAGGGGCCGCTCGTAGTAGGCTGAAATTGTGGTGCTAGAGGCTGTTTGATTGGTGCTGACGGTGTAGGTGCCTGCCTCATTGACATTGCCGCCTGCGCCCGTTGTAAAGCCCACAATGGTGGTGCCAGCAGTGATGCCAGTGCCTGACAGTGTTTGCCCAATAGCAATAGCGCCTGATGTGATGGCAGTGACAGTTAAAGTGGTTGCAGCAATTGAGCCTGTAAAAGATGCGCCTACCTGACCACCTGGGCCAATCGTGTATTGCACCTGGTTGGGCGTTGTTGGAAAAATGATCTCAGTCTTATAAAAGACCATCATGTTTTCGTTTGACCACTGAGCGCACATATCGTTCAGCATATCGAACGCATCTGCCGAATCTGCTGCCGCCGGGGTTTCTCCAGCAGCTAGAGCGCCAACGTCCTTCAGCGCCCGATTGATGATGTCCTGGGGGGTTGTCACAGCCCTTGACCCTGCGTAACGTAGACAACTGCGGTGCTGGATGCTGTGATGCCTGTAAAGAATGTTCCCGCAGGAAAACTCATTATTTCAACAGCGCCAGCCACCAGTGGGATAGCCGTGGTCACAGATGCTGCTGTCACAGCCAGCGCTGATGATGTGCCCGTGCCCAGAAACACAGTCACCGCACCAACATTGACAAACCGATAATTGGTGTTAACCACATTTGACGGGCCAGGTTGAACAGCTGTTGGAGCACTGGTTGCGCCCGTAAAGTTAACTGTCAGGCCAAGTGGTTGGAAGGCTTCTTGAGTCATTTTTGTCTTTCAAGGTTATTCAGCGGATCATAGCCAAGGCAAAGCAGGTTCAGCAGCCTTTTGCGTCAATTGACGCTCAATCTGTCCCGTCACTTGCTTTTCGCCATCATCTTTTAAATGCTTGGTAATTGTTTCTTTATCACGGTTAACAGTTGTCCAGGTTATAACTTCTGGCTCAAAACACCAATCCAAAACTTGTTGTTCTGTCAACTGACCATATGCGGTAAAACTGTTTCCTCGAACCAAAGTTCGAATGCCAGATGCCGCCGCCGTTAGGCTATTTTCTTCATCTTTAGCAACCAAAAGCCAATACGCCTTTACAACAAGTTCGTCATTCGCAACTTGTAGTTTTTCAATGTTCCATGTGTAAGTAATCATAACTTTCCTTTGTTGATTAATTTGGTACTCTTAACAAGCGGAATCCAACCCCACCAGAATCCGCAATACCAAAAGTGATTGGCGATATTGTTCCAGTTTGCCAGTTTACAGCACCATTGGCTACTGTTGCAGTTGCGCCGCCACTCATGTAGGCAACATTATTAGCGTTAAAAGATAAAATTGTTGCAAACGCTGTTATAGCCAAAGTGTCTGGGTCTTGGAAACTTGTGCCAGCAACAGTAATTACATCGCCAGGATAAAGCGGCAAAGCCGTATCGTTAAAAGTAACTAATGAAACACCTAAAGTTGTTGAACCCGTAATTGCTGTATTCCCAATATTTCTAACAGGATTTGGCGGGTTTAATCTACCAGAAGAAGTAGTAATCCATCCATACGTTGTTGGGTTGGCAGTAAAGTCAGTGTTAAAAAACATCTGACCCGTTTTAATGGTTTGGTATGCTGGTGTTGCAGCAGAATATTGAACCGCTGGATGTTTTGCGTCAAAAACAACCCAACCATAATCATTGGCAAGATTAGTCAACTTGCCTGGGCCATAAGTATTGTTTAACGCAACGCTTATGTTATTCCCCGCAGTAGATGACCCAGCGTATATAGGTGAATAAACGAACACAACTGGTTCTGTTTGTTGCGTAAAAATTTTGCATCCAATGATGCTAGCTTGTGCGCCGTACAACCAAATACGTTCATGAGGGGGTGCGCCAGCATATGTTCCAGGGTCAAGATAACAACCCAACATTGTCAATTGCGGAACAAGTCCAGCATAAGTACAATTGTAATAAATGTCTACATTTCCATTTGCTTCTGCGTAACAGTTTACCAACGATGCGTTGTAAATAAGGCCGAGGTACAAACCAAATACTTTGTTGCCTTCAAAATAACAGCCTACAAAATTTACCCCAGCGCCGCCTGACTCAAGGTACGCGCCAGAGCCATTTTTAGTTTGCGAAAATTGTGATGCTTGAATAGTTGCGCCGTTGAATAAAACTGACCCATACGCTGCATCGCTATCCGCATATATCCCCGCAGTCCACGAATATAAAAATCTGCAACTGTCAATCTTAGAGTAGAAAAACCATGCGCCTGATGCAAAATGAACGGCAATGTTAAATTGTTCAAAAACACAATTTATCAATAAAGAATAGTTTGCCTCTTGTGAAGTGCTGCCACCAAATTTGATCGCAGTTCCAACAGTTGTATCAGCTGATGTTCTACCAGAGGTAAAAAATAAATTTTCAAACGCAACGTATGACGAATTGCAATTTGTAAAGTCAAACAAAGTGCCACTTGTTCCAGTGTAGGTAATGGTTGCCATGTAATAACCACCAGCCCCTGTGCCTTTAAATGACACTGCTTTGGCATTGCCGCTAGTGTTTGGCATCACAATTCCAGAGCAAAGATAATTCTTTCCCGCTTGAAAAAGAATTGTTGCGCTTGCGTTTGTTATGCCATTGATAGCCGCAAGAATGGCTGCTGTGTCATCAGTAACGCCATCGCCAACCGCGCCAAAATCTTCTACGGCAACGGTTGTGCCCTCAATCATCGTATAAGAAACTTTTGTTAATGACATGGGGTTTCCTATGCTATATAACTGAACGTAAAATAAAATTCAGATGAATTAGTAACGGCGCTTGCATCCAAAATTGTTCTTGCTGTACTTACCTTACTTACATCAATATAAAAAGTTGAGTTTGTATTAACAAAAATTGCCAGATTTGTACCATCGTATGCAACGCTACCCAACGTAACATTTCCAGCACAAGGTATGTTAGAACTTGGTGGTATAGGTAATCCACTAAACCTAACACCGCCGGTATAACTTCCTTTATTGGTTAAAACAGATTGACCTTGAAGAGTTACCAACCTTCCAATTCTTGTATATGTGCCAGATGCGGTATATGCTAGCGAACCCGCAGAACCCCCTAATGCAGCGTACTCAGGTGTCCAAGTTCCTTCTTCATAATAATTTAGCAATTGGCTCGTCATTCCTGCTGCTGGGGTATTGGCGGTAAAGTTAACGCCTTTGGCGGCGGTGCCTGGTATTAAATTGCCTGTGGACAGGCTAACATTACCAGACAACGTAGGCGCAGCAGATAGCACCGTGTTGCCAGTGCCTGTGCTTGTTGTGACGCCTGTGCCGCCATTGACAACGGGCAGGACGCCTGTAATTTGGCTAACATTTATAACTGAATTTGCTACTTTTAACATGGTGCTTCCTAATCGTAAACAACTTCAATAATGGATGTGTAGGGCGGTGCTTGGCTAAACGTCACCGTGCCGCTGGTGACCGTATAGGTGTTGCGGTTTTGATAGACGCCGTTAATGTAAATGGCGGTAAAACCATTGACTACCGAGAAAGCGGTTGTTGTCCCGTCACCAACAGCATTGACAGAGAAAGTGCTGCCGTTAATGTTGTCTACCGTCCAGATCAACACGCCTGCGCTGGTGTACAGGGCAAACTTGTAGATAGCCCCACTGAGCCACACATTGGCCTCGCCGCGGCTGTCCAGGACGATGGGGTTAGTGTTGGCAATTAGGCCAGTGGAATCGGTGTAGGTGGCTAGTGGCGTGGTTGTGCCAGCAGCGTAGGTGTACAGCAGCCCACCCGACAACGGTGCGCCGTTCAGATCAAAGAATTGCAGCTTGGGCGTGGGGGATAGGGATGTTGTAGCCATGATTTTTGAGT